AGCGGTAGGAGTAGTCAGCTATTTCGCTGGGGTCGTCAAGGGCAAGCAGATCGACGCCGAGGTGATCGCTGAGCTGGCCAAGGCGGAGAAGAGCACCAACACCAAGCTGCGGGCATTTGCAATTTGGATGAAGGGGAAACTGTAAATGGACAAGGACAAGGGGAACGGCAAGGCGAAGGCGATGAAGATCGGCTTCACCGTAATCGAAGTCCCGCTTGAGATGGTCAGGGGCACGGCGGGCCTGATCGGGGGCAACGGGGTCAAGGAGTTCGTCAAGCAGACCATGGACTATCCCAGCCTGTCAATAGTCCTGCTCAACGAGAGCACGGGGGAGATCATGCTCAAGCGTGATCCCTTCACCAACGAGGTCGTGGTGTTCAAGGAGAAGGCCGGAACGCCCGACGCTTAGGAGGGGATCGTGCCGTACCGATCACTGAAACAGCAAGCCTTTTTCCACGCCAACAAGGCAAAGCTAGAAGCGCAAGGCGTGAATGTCGGGGAGTGGGACGCGGCTTCCAAGGGGAAGAAGCTGCCCAAGCGAGTCGTTCGCCCCCGTGGCAGCGGCAAGAAATAGGAGGGAACGTGGACAAGTTTTCATCACGAGGTCTGGAGTTCAAGAAGAAGCCCAAGGGCGAGGAAGCCAAGGGCGAGAAGGAACCCAAGGGCGGGGAGAAGGCCGAGCCCAAGGGTAAGGGCAAGAAGTCGAAGAAGCCCATCAGGGAAATTCACCTGAGGAAGATAGGCGGCGGATTCATCGCCAAGCATCTGCCCGGCCAGGATTCCGCCGGTCTAGGCGGAGCCGAACCCAGCGAGCATTTCATCCCTTCCGAGAAGGGTGATCTTTCCGGTCTCCACGCACATATGGACGAGCACGCAGGCGCGATGCAGGAGCTGGGAACTCAAGAGCCAGGAATGCCCGGCGCATAAGCTCCGAGGCACCCGGGCGGATGGTACGGCGGGGTTGCCATACCCCGAAAACTTCTCCTCCGCTCCGGTGGTCCGTACCCAAGAACCGGGTCCGGGTGCCTTGGTTTTCTATTATGACAAAGAACCTTTCTAAGAATCTTTCCAAGCAAGAGAAGGACGAACTTCGCTATAAGTCGTCGTCCGACCTGTGGTATCTCAACACGGAGGTCTTTGGAGTCCCCCTGATCGAGAGCCTGCACAGGCCGCTGTGCGAGGAGTTCTTCGTCCGCAAGGACCCCGTCAAGTCCCTCAAGGAACAGCCCGAGCAGATACGCGAGCGGCTGCTCCTGTTCCCTCGTTTCGCCTGGAAAGCCTTGGACATCGATACTCCTATTCCCACCCCATCCGGCTTCGTTCTCATGCGGGACATACAGGCCGGGGACACTGTGTTTTCTGATGATGGAAAGCCCTGTAGGGTCACGGGGACCAGCCAGGTCTACTATGATCGTCCTTGTTACGAGGTCGTGTTCACCTCGGGGGACACTATTGTTTGCGACGGGGATCACCTGTGGGAAACGGAGAATCTAGACCACAAGGTTGGGGTAAGGACTACGCTGAAAATAAAATCCACACTGAAACAGGGAAGGAAGGACCCGCAGAACAACCATAAGATCAGGGCTTGCCTGCCCGTGGAATATCCCGACGCCGACCTTCCTATCCATCCTTACGTTTTTGGCTGTTGGCTCGGTGATGGGGCAAAGGACGGTCCCATCCTGACCATAGGCGGCGAGGACAAGGTCAGGCTCACGGAGAACATATCCCGGTTCGAGGAGATACACTGGACAAGGGATGACCCACGGGGGTCGGGTAATACCGGTCGCTATCATCTCGGCTCGCAGGCCAGGGATTCTCATGACGGGAGGAAGTTCAAGAAACGCCTTAGGGGATTGGGTGTCCTGGGAAACAAGCATATCCCTGAAGTCTATCTTCATGCATCAGTGAAACAGCGCACGGAACTCCTTCAGGGACTCATGGACACGGACGGAACGGCTGGCTCCGAGGGAAGGCTCAGCTTCAGCAATACCAACCGTGACTTGGTTGAGAGCGTCAGGGAGCTTCTATGCTCCCTGGGACTGACCCCGTGGAACATCGGCAAGTATGACAAGGGAGACTGCTCTCCCGAGTATGTTATAGGCTTCATCGCATTCGACGACCAGCCTGTGTTCAGGCTCTACAGGAAGCTAGTAAGGCAGAAGGGGAGGAGCGAAGGCTGCCACTGGGGAAGGAAGATCGAGGCGGTCAATCCTGTTTCCAGCCGCCCCACTAAGTGCCTTATGGTGGATTCCCCCAGCAGTCTTTACCTTGCAGGAAGAGCCTACATACCTACCCACAATACCACCCTTCAGGCTTCCGATGCCGTCCAATGGCTAATTACCTTCCCAGACATAACCGTGGCGATCAATACGGGAGACGGAGAACTGTCCGATGCCATCGTGGCGCTGGTCAAGTCCTACTTCGCCGTTCCGGGCTATGACGGAAAGCGGAAGGACAACGGAGACGCCATTTGGAATTCCGACGCCCGCCCCACGCTGTTCAACAGGCTGTTCTCCGAGTTTGCCGTCCCGGTGTCCGGCGGCCAGAAAGGGCGGGCCGACACCTATTTCAGTCCCGCCCGCAAGACCAAGATGAAGGACCCGTCTCTCTACAGCCTTTCCATCCTGTCATCTTCCGCCGGTTGGCGATGCTCCGTCATGCTGAATGACGACGTGGTCAACGAGACCAACATGGACAGCCCCGCCGTTCTCGACAAGATCGCCAAGCGCGTGACGATGAGCCGCAAGCTGCTTCCCAAGTTCGGGTTCCGCCAGACGGTGGGAACCAGGTATTCGGTATCCGACGTTTACGGAAAGATGCTGCGGGACAATGGCGTCCTGGGAGAGGTTCCATACGGAAAGTTCGAGGTCAAGGGCCATCCAGGATTCAAGTGCTGGATCATGCCTAGCTGGTGGGTCAAGGGGACCGGACCCGAGGCGGGACTTACGGAATGCAAGGCTCCCACCCTGGACACTCCCGAGGATCAGTGTGAGTTCCTGTGCCGTGAGATTTGGGACTACGACTCCATGCGCTCGGACATGAAGGACGATCCCCAAGTTCACGGAGGGCAGTATCTCAACAACCCAAACGTGGCGAGCAAGCAGGAGTTTAAGCGGGCGGACCTCATAGCCGCCACCATCTCGCCATACCAGATGCCCAAGGTGGGGCGCGTCTTCATGACGGGCGATCTGGCCTATGGGGTCGGTCACGCCGCCTGCGAGTCGGCGTTTGCCGTGGGGCGCTGGTACGAGGACTGCCTTTACGTCGAGGATGTCGTGGCCGGGAAGTTCGCCGCCAATGAAGTAGGCTACAAGATAGTGTCCACCATCAAGGCTTACGGTCCCGAGCGGCTGCATATTGAGGATTCCCAGGGTGCGCAGTGGTTGGTCCCGGAGCTAGGCCAATGGGGACTCAAGCTCGGGGTCATCCCGCTCCCGCCCATCGACTGGGTCCCGACCGGCAATGTCAAGGGCGGCAAGGAGACGCGCATCCTCGGCCTGCTCCCCTTGCTCCTGGACGGAAAGCTCAAATTTTCCAGCAATATCGAAGGAATCGAACGGATTTACGCCCAGTTGACGGGTCAGGCGAAGGCGCGTGACATGGCGGATTCCATGGCCAGGCTGCTGGAATTCCGTGAGGCGGCGAAGGATGTTAATGCCCTGGCGGAGAGAGAAGCCAACTACGAAAGACTAGAGCAGGAGGGAAGGCTATGGGGAATGGTATTCGGGGAAGGAAAATTTGCCCAGCCGAAACCGCCCGAACCTGAGCCTCCTGGGCCGCTGTACGATCCGGTTACGGGACTCCCAATGGAAGACCTATACGCGGAAGCGGACTATAGATAAGGAATTCAAATGGCGTTGATAGAACAACCGAGTCCGGTCCCGGCAGTGATCCCCGTGGTGAAGATCAAGTCCACCGGGGAAGTCTCCAATGAGGTTGCTTTTCAGATAGTCCAAAAAGATGTCAGGGCAGCAGAAGATTTCGTCACGACCAAGCAATGGACCATGCGTTGGAAGGAGATCGACTATCTCTACCAGTCGCCCCGCAGCTATAGCCTGTGGGAGGGATCGCAGACCTCCGAGGCCAATGTCCAGAGCTTCCTCGTCGCCCGACACACCCAGTCCATCGTCCCCAGCGTAATGAACACGATCTTCTTCCAGGACCCGTTCTTCTTCCTCCGTACCACGCCTTCATCGACCCAGGAAATCTGCCGCCAGAAGACGGTGATCTATTCCAGCTTCTTCCGGGAGATCGAGTTCGAGAAGACCTGCTGGGACGGTTGGTTTTACACCGTACTTTTCGGCACGGGAATCTTCAAGTGGGCGGAATGCTACGAGACCAAGACCACCGTGCGCTACCGCCGCAAGGCGAAGCCCTCCACGGTCAGGGGAAAGTTCGCCAGCATCAAGCTGGAGACCAAGGACTCCAAGCAGTTCGACGCCATCGAGACGACCACGGAACACTGGAAGCCCGAGTTCTTCCATATCCCGAACGACGAGGTCCTTGTCGATCCGTCGCTCGAAGTGAACGACATCCGCAAGGCTAAGTTCGTCGGCCACATCAAGTTCATGACCGGCTACGACCTCATCGAGATGTGCGAGGAGCATCGCGGCGAGACAGGCTGGACGGTCCCGTCAGAGACGGAAATCCGCAGTTGGTTCGAGACCCCGGCTGAGCCCGCACAGGGGCTGTCCGCTCCCGAGAGTAACATAGTCCAGTCCCAGGAGCTGGTCCATGCCCAGGCGAGGAACCTCCCCGTGGGCGGCGATCCCCTGATGCAAGTGCTGAAAGTGATCGAGCACTGGACGAAGAAGCGCAAGACCGTCGTCGTGAACGGAAAGCTCGTCGTCTGCAACCAGAAAAATCCCTACGGCAAGATTCCCTTTTATTCATCGCACTGGTGGAAGATTCCGAAGAGTTTCTGGTCCATGGGGATCGGCATGCTCACGGGTCAGAACCAGCTCGTCGACAAGGGCAGCAGGAATGCAGCACTGAACATGCTTTCTATGCTGGTCAATCCTCCGATGCTCCGCAAGGCTACGCTCAACCAGCCGGGACAGAACATCAGGCTGCGCAGAGGGGGTATGCTCACGGTGGAGGACGATGTAGAAAAAGCGTTCAAAATTTTGGAGATGCCCAAAATTCCGTCTGAACTCTGGACGGTTTTGGGCAACAACGAAGCGGCAGCGGAAGACGACAGCGGTGCCGATCTCCGCAACGTGCAGGGCAGCACACGCGGACCCGGAGGAACCTCGCAGGGGCGCACTGCCACGGGGGCAAGCTTCCTTGCCTCTGCAAACGCCAACCGTATACAAGGACCCGTCTCCATCTTCGTTCAAAACGTCTTGCTTCCTTGGTTCTACGATATGGACGGCTTGATTAATGAGGCGATGAGTGAAGACCAGATGAAGGAATGCCTGGGCGAGGAACTCGGGAAGGCGTATGCCGACGCATTCGACGCCGAGCCCTACCTCAACGGCAAGACGAAGTTCGAGGTATTGGCTACGCAACATCTCGCCGCGAAACGGTCTATGAGTCAAATCCTTCCGATGCTTTCGGCTACCCTAGAGAACCAGCAGCTTCTCGCCAACCTTCACCAAGCGGGAAAGACCGTGGATGTCATCGAACTGGTCAGCATGTTCTGCGAGCTGAGTGAGTTCACTAACAGATACTCGTTGATCCGTGACCTCAACCAGAAGGAGCTTGAGTTCATGTCGCAGCAGGCGCAACAGGCGGGCCAGGCTGCGGCGGGAAAGAGCATCGCAATCGACAATAACAAGGCTCGCAACACCAGCGATATAAACTACGAACAGAATGATTCGAAGGCCGTAGAAATCGCACTCCGGCACTCGCTCGAGAAAGCCATAGAGCCGATGCTACAGAATGGAGAGCCGGGTGGGCAATATGCTGCCGGGCAGGGGTAAGAATACCCCGAAAAGGGTGTTTCTCCACGGTATTACATAGGTGGAGGATGCCATGACTGGCTTAGGGAAAAGGTGTTCAAAATGTGGTGGGGATGGTCCATTTTTCAAGAATAGTGCTTTTTCTGATGGGCTTGACCACTACTGCAAGACGTGCAGAAAGCCTGTAAATGACGCTAAGTATGCACATATGCTGGCTGACCCCGTGGCAAAGGCTGAACATCGTGACTATCAGAGATGGAGCCATATCAAGCGAAATTATGGCGTTACCAAGGAGCAGTGGTTATCTAAGTTTGATGAGCAAGGTCATCGCTGCGCCGCCTGTGGTTCCACTGAGTATAACGGAAAGAATTGGCACACAGACCACGTCCACGAGACGGGAGAGTTCCGTGGAATTTTGTGCCATCCCTGCAATGTAACTCTTGGTAATGCAGGGGATTCTTTGATTCGTCTTCGTGACATAGTTCAGTATTTAGAGAAGTGGAGCAAAAGTGAAATTCCTGCAAGCGTTCAAGAAGTGGTGGATGTATCCGTCGAACGAGCTGCCTGAGCCCAAGCCCGATCTCCCTACCGATTTTTCATCCGACATAAAACTCACCGATCAGGACCGCGAGGACCTTATCGCCATCGTGGACGAGCCGGGGTACCAAGTTGTCCTAAAGATCATGAAGGGGACATCCCGTGGGTTCACGGACGCCCTGCTGAACACCGATCCCGCCGATGACAAGGCCGTCCTGAGCGCCCATGTGATAGCACAGGCTTCCTGGCTGTTCCTGGATTCCGTCACCAAATTAGTGGCGGCTCAGGTGGAAGTCGCCATGGACGATCAGCGTGCGATAGAACAGCGGCTCAGCGATCTAGGCAGGAGCGATTTCCTGCCCATAGACAAGCCCAAGGTGGAGTGGGAGGAACCGACCACTCCGCTGGAAGCGATGGGAATTCAGTAATAGAGAGAATGAGCCGTCCGACGATAGGTGAGAAAAAACTGAGTGGCCGGGAAATTAGCCAGCGTTATTGGAACGGCGTGAAGGCTGACCCTGTCAGACATGCAGACTACTTAAAGCGTAGAAGGGCATACGATTGCCGTCCAAATCGAAAGCGTAGCAAGGCAGAAATTCAAAGGCGAACGCTTAAACATAGGTTTGGGCTTACTCCGCAACAGAAGGACGCCTTGCTTCTTGCCCAAGGTGGACGATGCGCAGTTTGTCGGACGAATGATCCCCGTGGTTATGGGTGGTGCATTGACCACGACCACCGATGCTGCCCCGGAAAGAAGACTTGTGGCAAGTGTATCCGTGGAATCCTGTGCCACGACTGCAACGTGATGCTTGGATTTGCAGGGGATAGCCCCACTCGCTTGATACAGGCGGTGGAATACTTGGAAAGTAGAGGTAAGGTAAATGCCTGACCCCCTTGACGTAACGCTCGGACTGGCATCGATACCATCGACGCCGGACATCGGAAACCAGCAGCCAGCAGACCCAGGGAGATCACCTGGAGCGCCACGGGCAGCGGTATTGCCGCCTGAGAAAGAGAAGAAGCCCGAGACCCCTACGGAGAAGAAGCCGGAGACTCCTCTACCGACCCCTCTTATAGACGTGACGGAGGAATATCAGACCGAAGATGAGGACGGGAATCCCATCGGCACCCCCACCAAGGTCGTGGGGCACGGGAAGACGGAGATCGAGGCGGAGCGAGACCTCCGTGCGAAACTCAAGGCAGTGCATCAATCCGCCGTCCGCAAGATGGCAGACTGGAAGAAGAAGTTCCGCACTTTCGACGAGTCCAAGCCCTCCCCGACCTTCGAGCCGTTGGAGTTGAGTGCCGAAGAGAAATACAGAATTCAGAGGGAACTGAGCAATCCCGAGACCATGGAATCCGCCTTGGACCAGCTTTTGCAGGCACGCCTGGGGGTTTCTCCCGAGGACTACCGCAAGAAATTGAAGGACGAAGCGCTCAATTTGCAGGTGGCGAGCGGCGCAAGGGAAACTACGGAATTCTTAGATAGCAACCCGACCTTCCCGGTAGGAACGGAAGCTCGGAAGGCCATGGAGACGGCTTTCGCCGCCAAGTCCAAGGAAAGAGAGGATGCCGGTAAGGCTCCCCTCGAATGGACGGCCCATAACCTGGAACTGATTTTCGAGGAGTTGGTTGAGAGCGGCCAAATAGCCCCCATCCCACCGACTCAACAGGAGGTAGTGGCAGACAAGACTCCTGTGGAAACTGAGGACCCGGGCAATACCGGGGAACCGGCGACCAGAATAAGGCCACGCGGGGAAAGGCATTCAAGCATGACACCCGGGCATAGTTCCGTCCCTTCGGGAGCGGGAGCCCAGCCGTCAAGCGACGAGCAATTCCTCGCCGAAGTAAACAGCATGAGCACTCCTGCCTTGCGACTCAAGATACGGTCTGACTCGAAATTCAGGCAGCGTCTTGACAGCATCAAGAGATAGCTCAAGGGGCTATTCACCATGAGTTATTCACCCACCAGCGGTCTGAGCACCAACCTGCCCCAGACCCAGGCGGTCTTCTATGACCGCAATTTTATCGACAACCTCAAGATGCAGCTTCCGTGGTACCGCTGCGTCGAAAGGCGCGAGCTTCCGCCCCAGAGCGGAAACACCCACCGTCTCTACATGTACGCTCCGGGTCTCGGCTACGGCCAGGCTTCGGGAAGCGTGCCAGCGGACCTCACAATTGGCAACGGCGAGCAGTTCCCTGCCGCCCAGACGACCTTCTCCACCTCACAGGCGAGCGAAGGAACTGTCGGAACGGGCCTGATCCCCGTCGTGCTGACCGACTACGCAGTCATCGGACAGTACTGCGACTACGTGAACGTGTCCGACTACGCCTTGGCCACCTCGATTGACCCGGCGCTCGAGAATCTCGAAAAGGAACTGGCCTACCGCCTCGCGGGGACCATCTCCAGTCTCGTGCGTACACAAGCGAACGCAGCGGGCGTGGTCGATGCCACTGTTTACAGCGGCAGCAAGACGACCGGAACCGTGCTGACCATCCAGGACCCCATCAAGGCCGTCCAGGAGCTTCGCCAGCGCTCGGTGATGCCTTTCACCGAGAACAAGTTCGTCGGGACCATCAGCCCTCTGGCTGTCGGCGACATGCTCGTCTCGACGGGCTACAACAGCCTTGTGGACATCTACAAGCACACCAAGGAAGGGCTCGACAAGCTGCTTGAACTTCCTGGTGGGAACGGCAAGGACGACGAGGTCCAGGTCCTGGATTTCTCGGGTTTCAAATTTTATGAGACCCCTTTTGTAACCCAGACCGCCTCGTACCAGAGCGGATCGGCGACTGCCTACCGGACGACCCTGTTCGGTCACCAGGCAGTGATCGGCATCAGTCTGGGAGTCAAGGAAAACTCGCAGATCGGCGACGGTGAGTGGTCCAACATGAAGCTGTGGATCATGAAGCCCGAGGGTCCCAGCACGGCAGACCCGACGCACGTTGTGGGCGGGTTCACGAGCTACAACGTGAAGTTGGTCTTCACGCTGCCGCCCGACCTCGTCATGCGTCTTCGCTACATCGACGCAACCAGCGGCCTGAGTTAAGAAGCCGCTACAGCCATGGGGCGGTATCAGACCGCCCCTATTTTTTCAATCAACTGCCGCCCTAATGGGCACCAAGGAGCCACATGGCAACGAAACAAGAGCAGGATATCAACGAACTCGAGCTGCAAACGGCAAGGGAAGCAGCCGAGGAAGCCAAGCTTCGCAAGGAATTGGCGCACGAACAGCTCGAGCTACAGCGGGAGCAGCTAAAGAGCCTGAGACGTGACAACGAGGCGGCTCGGGAAAAGACAGTCAAGCACGAAGCTTCCAAGAAGCAGGCCATCGAGACCCAGATCAGGATCGACGCCGAAAATGCAAGGAAGCAGATGCTGTGCAATCACAGAATGGGCGGTAAAGACCTGAACGGTCTTTACAATGGCGGGGACATCTTCACCACTTACACGGTCGAATACAACGCCTTCGGTCTCGCTGAAATCCGCTGCATCCGCTGCGACAAGACGGTCAAGCCCGGAGAGAAGGACTTCGACGAGATTTTCAGGCTGCCCCGCAAGGGCCTGGAGTCTCCCAAGCCGGTCCAGTTCCGCTTTGCCAGGGGGTAAAATTTGGGAAACTCTACGACACGCCTTATCGACGCAGTCGATTTTTTGCAGTCATTTCCGGAGTTGGTCGCCGTCCTTCCCATAGCGGGATACTCAACGAAGAAGGTCTACCAGACAGCCAATTCCGTTATGGCGAAGATGCTATCATCCGCCTTCAAATGGCCCTGGAACCGTGGCGGGACCTACGGCGTATTCTGCACGAACAACTGGCAGCAAGACTACGCCATGAATTTGTTCGGCATAGGGTTCCTCCAGGACTGCACACTCCTTGACATTAACAACACTTCCAACCTGCGTCCCATATTCCCGTTGGAGGCCGTGCAGAACCTGCCCGTCTCCAACCAGTATTTCGGACAGCCCAGCCAGGTCTGCCTGATCTACAACCACGACATGCAGTACGCGAAATGGGGGGCGACGGGCGTGGGCACGGGGAATTTCCAGAACCCGCAGGCTGGGCAGACCATCATCGATCCCATCGGGTGGCAGTCGGCCCCCACCAGCCCCAATCTCCAGATCAAGGACTCCAACAAGGGGTTCCTGTGGAAGCTCAATGCGTTCGGAACCCTGGGGGCGACCGAACCCGAGTGGCCTGACACGGTCGTCTTCCCGAGCTACAAGAGCCTCGACACGGTCGCCACGACCATCGATGACGGCACCGCCCAATGGATCGCGGTGAATCCCTTCGGGCAGGGATTCCGCATCGCTCCCATGCCTCCCCAGACCGGAAGGACCTATCAAGTCTGGCCGGTGTGGCAGAACAAGCCGATCCAGTTCGTCAGCATGCAGCAGACCATCGATCCCGTGCCCGACGATTTCGCCCCGTTCTTCTTCGACGGGATGGCTGCGGTCCTTTACCAGCAGGTGCCCGATCCTAAGATCAGGGCGAAGCACATCGACTCGATCTCCCAATGGGAGAAGTCGCTCAGCGATTGCAAGCGTGCGGGAGACCGCACGAGAGACAGCGCCGTGATGTACCCCGGCGAATCCATCATGGGCAGCGGGGTATCGATGATTCCGTCTCCTGCTCGGCCTTTCGGTTAGGAGACCGTGGAAACGCATAACCAACATCGCTGGCAGGGCGTCATCATAGGCGTCGCGGGTTCCGTCCTCCTGGCGGGAGTCCTGTCGATTTTCACGGGGATTAGGCGCGTGATTTTACAGGACAACCAGATCGACATCGACAACCTGAGGATCACCGACCTGGAAAAGTCAGATCGTGCCAGGGGCGAGTGGATGGCCCGTTTCGGGGCGCAGCACGAGATGCTGATCGCCAAGGTGGATGCCTATCACCAGGAGGAGATGCAGATGCTGACCTCCGAAAAAGTCCAGAACGCCTTGATCCGTGACGAGGCAGCCACCAATTCCAAGGCGGCACGGGATGCGGTCAAGGCCGCAGCCGAGGCGTTGCTCAAACACAGGTCTTCCCTGGAGATGCCGAAGTAGGAGGATAGATGTCGTTCACGTTGAAGGATGTGGTTAAATTCTCGGAGCCGTTCGTCAGCAATCTTCCTCTCCTGTATGCTGATTCGATAGAACCAGCAGCTTCCATTGCACATACCCTACTTTGCAGTATCCTTGGGCCACCCATGGTTTGGGAGTGGAACCGAGAGGACACGGGCTATCTCGTGTCGGCGTACACTTCACCCCCCATCTCCCCTCCTGTCCTGAGCACGGACGACACCATCGAGATCACCGATTTCGGATGGCTCGAATGCGCCACCATCCAGGTTCCTTATGACGACGTCAACGAGCCGGGAAAAATCTACTCCCTGGAGAAGGTGCGTGATCTTGAGACCTCCACGGACACGTCGCGTCCGACGCAGATATCTGTGCAGAAGGATGACCTGGCGGGCAACATCACCTTCCGCCTGCACATGTGCCCCGATCAGCAGTACCTCGTGGGGATCACTTATCAAAAGGCAGCGGGAGAGTTCACGAAGATCAGCGACCCATGGCCGATCCCCAGCAAGCTCAGGCATCTTGCCAATTACGGATTCCTTGCCCTGGCATTCCTCTACAACAACGATTCCAGGTTTCAGGAGATGTCGCAGAGGTTCGTAGCCCATCTGCTCGCCACCCAGGACGGTCTTGACGAGGTTTCGAAGAACCTGTTCGCAGAGGCTTACCTCGGGAACATGCAGGCACAGGCTGCGGCTACTGCAAGGTCGCAACAGGGCATCAC